CAAGAGTTACAAGAGTTACAAGAGTTACAAAAGTCACAATAGTTACAATAGTGACAAAAGTGACAAAAGTGACAAGAAGTATTATCAGAACTCATTGGGCTTTCTCCACTAATTCATAATATTGTTTATAATAAGAAGTTAATTCATTTGGTTTAACTTCTTCAACTTCTCCTGTTTGTTTATTTCTTACTTTAATCTTTTCAGAACTCATTGGGCTTTCTCCTTTGCAATTCTTTCAATATAATCGGATAGTGTTTCATTCTTTCGTCCGTAGTAAGCACGTCTTAACTTATTCCACGACGTTAATCTAAACTTAACCATCTTGTATTGTTTTTCCATGGTAAACTTATAGTAAACTACCTTTATAAATGTATCTATTTATAATGAAACTCTTATAGTATGTTCTAATCCGCCAAGTTTTAATTTTGGGCTTCCAATTCTGGCTGGTTCCATGTTAGCCATATGTGCATAACTTCCCCAGTGTTTTAAATAACTACCTGTAAGAATATAATGTTTTTGAGCCTCATCAATTTGTCTTGTGGATTTATTTATCTTATAGAAATTTTGAACGTGATGACTTAATTGATGGACATGACCCTGTGCATAGATTTCTGAATCTATCATCTGGTTTGCCTTAATTATGTTAGCTATTTTTGTGTGTGGCATTCTAGCTCCAGAATTTCCATGTGTAGTATAAAGAGTATAACTTTGTTTTCCAATTCTTAAAATATGTGCAGCTCCTGTTCCAAGATATTTAACATTTAATAAACTGCTTAAAATTTTAGATAAGTTTGCTCCAGAATGATTGTATACTCTTGCTTCATGGTTTCCTATATGATTTCCTAATATTAATCCCTCATCTGCCAATGGTTTGTATAACTCAACAGCCTTTTCTAATTGTTGTTGAACAATTTCACTTTGTTCAAATATACCTGCACCGATACTTGTCTTAGTAGCCGTTTCTAGCTCATCACCCATTAAAATAACATGAACTCCGTTCTCTAAACAATAGTCTAAATTTCTTCTATGTGTATCTTCATCATAATAATTACTTCCAATATGTTCATCACCCATAAGAATTATTTCTTTTTTATCCACATCAAATTTATGTAAATTTACCTTTCGAGAATGAGGTGTTTTAGATAAAGTATTTTCCCAATCTTGTTTGTTTTGAACATTTTTTTTGATACTCATTTTAATATTATGTAAAAGGTATTTTTAAAACCTTATAATTCCAAATCCTCCTCTTTGGATAAATTGTTTAAATCATAATTTTTGGAAGGGTCTTTGAATTTTATGTAATTATAAACTCTGAATTTCTTATAGTTTAGAGTTTTGAAACTTTGCATGGCTCCAATTTTTTGTAAACAATCTTTCCGCTCTGATAACTTTTCTAATTGTAAATTATGTTCAATACAAAACTCAATGTATCCACGGTTTAAATCATTAATACTGATAAAACCGTTTAAACTAGTGTCAACTTCTACTTCAGATGTCAAAAACGCAGAGAAGCTGGAAGCCACGTCTGCCCATTTTGACCTTGTAAATTTATTATCTTCAGTTTCTGTAAACTTCTGATTCTTTTGTAACCTCTCTAACCCAGTAAGTGCCCAATTTAATAAACCTGACATCTCTTTGTCAGATGTAATTGTGTTCAAAATATTAACATCGATTTGTCTTTCGTGTTCTTCTTTAGGGTCATTAACAAATTTATATGGAAAATCAACTCTTATCCATCTGTCATAATAACCTTCAGAATCATCATTAACGTTTGGTAATTCATTACATGCAAATAAGAATTTAGCAAAGTTTATGAATTTGATAGGACTTAAAAATTTCCTCATACAAGTTGTTGAATCTCTACCTGTGAATTGTTTTAACTTTGAAGTGTCTTCAATTTTAGTTTTTGGAATATCCCCGCCCAAATTAACATATTTCCCAAATAACTTTTCAGTATCATATGAATTAGGTTTTGTAATTTCCTGTAGAGATAAACTTAAAGAATTTTGATAACCAACAAATCTTTCTATCAGTCCTAAAAGTTTTCCCTTACCGTTTCTTCCACTTCCTAAAAATATAAAAGTCTTTTCAATATTATACTCACGGAAAAGTAAATATCCAAACAATTCCTGTATCAATTCCATATTCTCATTATCTTTAAGAATATCTTTAATAAATTTTAATGTAAGTTCGGGTTTAATCAATGGGTCAAATATTAGTGGTAACTTATTGAAAAAAATATATTTATCTGAAAATGGTTCAATCGTTTTAGTTTTAATATCTAAAATACCATTAATTAATGGGACCTTAGTTATATCTTCATTAATAAAAAAATCATCCTGATGTTTGTAAGTATCAGCTTCAATCTTAGCAACAACTTTATTAGAGAATGTCATGGAATATAGTGGTCCCAGTATAGACCGTACAAATTGGTGTATGTAAGTTCGGGCATTTGGCACATATATTCCATTTCTATACACCCACATTTCCGTATCTTTGTCGTTTCGTATGGTTGTAATATTATTCATTTTAACAATTTCATCAGCTAATAATTCAGATGCTATATGTTTTGTTTTCTGTTCTGAATACATTTCTAATATTTTAATCTTGAGATTATCATTTAATCCTGCCATCTTAGCTAATTCTCTTTTGGCTTCCTTAAATGTGCAAGTGTTCATCTTTTGGAATAATTGTATAACATTTCCAGATTCTTCACAATGAAAACAGTGCCAAAGTGTATCTGAATGGCTAAAACATTTTCCGGACTCTGAAGAATGTCCCAACGGGCAATTTGTTAAGATTCCGGGCGGTGTTTTGATATTTTGTGGTAATAAATCAACGGGTTTAATTTTCTCTTTGATTGCTACACATACTTCATCAAAATCTAATGTTGGAGAATCTTCCCTCTTTTTGGTTTTGGGGTTGATTATTTCTAAATTAGGCATAATGTTCTTTAAAATGTCAAATAGCTCTGTTTTGCCCACAGAAGCAATCTCACGAGGGTTTATGATTTCGTAACCTTTTCCATTAAGAAGTGTAGAAAGTGGACCCAGCACGTATGTATGGGCTCCCTGTAGGTCAAACACACGGGACTTGTTGTGGTCTGCACGAAATCCGACTGGTAATGTGTCTTCATCTGATTCTACATGAAAATAGAAATGGTATAAACCTTTACCCGCAGATTTAACTATAAAGGTTTCTCTAATCTTTTCATTTTGTAATAATTGTTCCTGAATTTTAGAATTATCACAATCAATTACCATTAAATTGTTATTACCACATAAAACTCCATAGGTTGGCTCATCTTTTGGAAAGTCTTCGTAAGAATAATTTGCTTTCGTCGGCCATGCCTTTTCAGCGGCCACTTTTTGTTTATCGACATCGTTATGTCTTAATCGTATAAAACGCTCTTTTTTTAGTTGATTTGGGATAATCATGTTTTAATAATATTATCATCCTTTATAATACTTTATAATTACTATTAAATTATTACACAAATTCTGTGCATTCTGTTCTGGTACAAAAGGAACCAAAAAGAGTACTAAAATACCTATAGGGAAAGTTAAAAGTTTACTATAGGTTTAAAATATATATAATTATGTTCCTTTTGTGCCATTCTCATAAGGAATTGGAGGAACAAAAACAGTTTGGAGGAACAAAAATAATCGCATAAAAACCTCAAAAAATGCAATTATTGGGGTTTTGGCTAAAAAATAAAATAGAAAAGTATATAAAGTTTAATATTATTATTATTGTTATAGAGATGATAAAACATGAAATCTAAGAAAAAGAAGTGGGGAAATATGACTCCGAAACAAATTGCTGCAGTCAAAAAGAATCTAATTCCACATAGTAAAAGGAGTAAAGCAGAAGTTAAGCGAATAGCTAGTTTGGGAGGTAGACATCTAAAAGGGCCTAGAAATACTACAAATATTAAAATAATGAACAGGTTAAAAAAGTTAAAACAACAAGGATTAACTGATGAGAATGCAGCATGGTTGCATGATATGATGACAGATTCTGAAATGGCCTCAATGCATATACTTGAGTATATTCATAAATTACAAAAGGATTCGGACGATGTTAAAGATGTTAATGCTGCAGTTAAAACTACAATGGATTGGTACAAAATTAAACACGGCACAAAGGAAAACGATAAAAATATTAAAATAGCGGCAATTATATTAAGCAAAACAGAAAAGGAGAAAGAAATAACACGGCTATTAACATTATCATAGTTGACAACTTCAACACGGGCGAGGTTTTTTGTCTATCACGACATCATCTTTTTTCCTCGCCCATCATAATTAAAATGAAAGTAACATCAAGACAAATAGCTAAGATAATCCAATATACAAGTGATGATGAGGTTCTAAGACAATTATTAGAACACATATTTGAAGATAAACAAAACATTAATACATTTGCCGAGGTATTCTTTCCAAATACTATCACTAATAAGGTGCCTTCATTCCATCAAGAGTTTTATGATTTCTTATTTGCTAATGGAAGTGGTGCAATGGCAGCACCAAGAGGTCACGCTAAATCCTCAATAACAGGTATTATATTTTTAATATATTGTATTGTTTATAAATTGGAAAAGTACATAGTTTATACATCACAGAACCATTCAAAGACGGTGCAATTCTTGGACCCTGTAAGAAATGAGTTTAAGAATAATAAAATGTTAAGATTTGTTTATGGTGACTTAACGCCAACATCTGCAAGGGATGACGAAGGTAAAGACCGTGAAGATTGTTTTGATGTTGGAGGCTGTAGAGTTGAAGCAGTATCCTTTGAAAAGAATATTAGAGGTTTTAAATGGAAAAACTATAGACCAACACTAATCATTTTAGACGATATTGAAGATGACCAACGTGTATTAAATCCAGAGTTAAGAGTTAAGGACGAAAACAAATTAAACAAAGTTATTATCCCATCTTTAGATATTAATGGTCGGTATAAGTTTATTGGTACATTATTACATTATGATTCATTACTAGCTAAAAAGCTTAAACTACATGGAGGTAAAACATTTAAGGCATGTGATGAGAATATGGAGAATATATTATGGCCTGAAAGATTTACAAAGGAAGTGTTAATACAAATTAAACATGACATCGGTTCTATACCATTCCAGCAAGAATATTTAAACAACCCAATAGATACAGCGTCGTCAATTATTAAACGTGAATGGATAGAACAATGCTTTGATGAAACGTTATCACACGAAGATACAAGAGGTATGGATTTCACAATGAAAACAATGGGTGCAGACTTTGCATTCTCTGATAGGATAACAGCTGATACTAGCCCATTCGTTGGGTTAGGAACATATAATGATAAATACTATTTATTAAATTGTAACATCTATAAGGGATTATCAATCAATGAGCAAATGGATATTATTAAAGATGATTTACATCCAAAATATAAATACGATTCAATAGGTTTAGAGGAGAATAGTATTAAAGCAATAAGTAAAGACATACAGCAATGGAATTTACCTATCACTCTATTTTGGACAGCAGCAAGCGACCCAGCAATGAGGAAAACTCCAGATTATGATTGGAGTGAAAAACGTCACACAGTTGGTAAGATTAATCTTATCATGAGGTTAGGAACAGCATTTGAAAATAAATCAATTGTTATACCATATAAAACCGAAAAGGATAAATATATTGCTGATAAAATATTATCGGAGTGTACAAGCTTTGCATTAAGTGAAGGTAAACTCGTGGAGGCTGGTGTGCATCCTGATATACCAATAGCATTAGGTTATGCTTTAGAGTTAATAAATCAACGAGGTGCATACTTTGACTTCGGGTGATTTTAGGGAACGATATTTCCAATGCCCGTATTGTTTAAAATATGAAGGCGGTCATAAAGTAAGAGTACCTAAATCTGTTGGGAAGTATAGAGTCAAGATAATGTATAATGATATATTAATATTTACTTGTTGTAAGTGTGCACGAATATTTAAAATAATATATAAGCCAGAGATGGTGCTATGGTCATATATGAATAGTAAGAAACGTTTAGAGTTTAAAGAGATTCAACATACAAGACACAAAGGAGGTAAAAAGTAAATGGAAAAGAATTTTAAAATGGTCGGAGATAAACTGCATGTAACATTTGAAACTGGAGATAAAGTATTTATTCCTGTGGGAGAAGAACAAAAAGAAGTAGGAGAATATAAACAAGTCAATGTCCAAATTATAGATAAGGATAAGATTCAAACTCTTATAGATTTTACCAGCAAAGAGATAGAAGTATCTGAAAATAATCTTAAAAAGTTAATTCAGAAATTAGAACCAATTAAAGGCTTACAAGAAATTGATGATGAGTTATTAAAGGCAATGAAGGAATCATTAAAGAAAGGTTCAAAAACTTTTAGAGATAAAATGGCTAAACTTAATCAAAGAATTAACGATTTGGATTTAAAGAAAGGATTAAATGCTAACATTAAATACTATAATGATAGACTTGCAGACATGAAATTAGACCTTAAACAACTAAATGCAGCTATTAAAAAATAATTGATGGTTTTATAATTAAATTTTATTTATTATTTTTATCTTAAAATGGGAATACTTGATTACTTTAGGTCACAGAAAGCTTTAACACCTGAAAAAGCAAATACTAATGAGCAATCTCTTTTATCTGGAACACGAAAAGACGAAGATATTTTTAAAGCATATATTCCCGACTTTTTGTACAAACCTCCATATGGTATGCCAAGACGTGACAATACCGTTATGTTCAAAAAGCTTGCACAAAATCCTTATATATTCTCTGTAATTAAAACCCTATGTGATGAGGCAACAACCAATCCATGGGATATAAGAGTTAAAGAGGAATTTCAAGAAGGCGGAGACGATTATTCTGAAGATATTAAAAAGGTAACTAAATTTTTCCAAAACCCTAATGGAAATGACGAATCATTAAAACACATTTTAAGACAATTGATAACTGATTTATTGGAAGTCGATTCCGCTGTTCTTGTTAAAATATTTAATAGAGCTGGAGAGTTTAAACAAATCTTTGCTAGAGATGGTTCACTATTCTTAAAGAATACTGACATATATGGATACTTGGGAAACCGTGCAGAATTTGTAAACCCTTTACCAGATGGATTTACAGGAGTTAATATTGACTTTGGTGGAACTCCAACAGTATCACAACAACAAATTATGAAACAATATTCTCTTTTATATAAAGAACAAGCTGCATATTTCCAATACGGATGGACAGCCGGTTCAATGCCTGTGCCGTTTGGAAGAAGGGAAATAGTGTACATGATGCAAATGCCAAGAGCTGATTCAATATACGGAACATCACCAATGGGAAGACTTACCAACGTTATTCTTAATTTAATATATGGTGTTGATTTCAATTTAGACTTCTACACAAATAACAATATGCCCGATGGGGCAATTCAGTTATTGGGTGCAACACAAGACCATGTTAAACAGTTTAGAGAGAACATGGAAAATCAATTTAGATTCACAGACGACTTGGGTAATAAGAGGAAGAAATTCTGGAAGCATCCAATATCAACCGTTCCCGTTGCTTTTACACCATTTTCAATAACTGCAAAAGATATGGAAATACTTGCACAGCAAAAATGGTTTACAAAGATTATGTGGATGTGTTTCGGAGTTAATGCAGATGAAATGGGATTTACCGAAGACAGCAATAAATCAGATGGAGAAAATCAAATGAGTGCAGTTAAACGTAAAGCTATAGGACCATTGTTAGATGTTATTGCTTATCATTTCAATACACAATTGATGCCTGAATTTTTCAATAATGCAGACCCTGCAGATGTTCCACTTGAATTTGTATTCGATGACTACGATGTCCAAGAAGATACAGCAAGACATACACTATTAGAACAAGAACTTAGAATGGGAGTTAAAACACCAATAATGGTTGCCAAAGAATTAGGTATAGATATAGTTGAATTAGAAAAAGGTTTGCAAGAACAACAAGATAAAGAAATAGAAATGATGGAAACTGAAAATGGCTTTAATGATTCTGCAATTAATAATGATAAAAAGAAAGAAGAAAAATCTATTGAAAATCCTTTAAAAGAAATTGATGATTATATTGACAACATAGGCAAAGACATAAGTAAAGCTGTGGGAGAATTATCCGATGCAGAACTTAGAATTTAAGGGATTGATTGATATTATTGTTCAAAGATTCACCGATATAATGTCTATTAAACCATTTCAAGGCAATATTAATACATTTCTAAGAAGGCAATTTGTTAAGTCTATGGAAAAGGTTGAAACACAATTAAAACCTTCTATAAACTTTATACCTGACGAAGCACAAATATCATTCATTAATGAATATGTGTTCCAAAATCTACAATCACATGCAGATGAAATAGGCAATCAGTTAAGACAGGAATTACAGCGAGGAATATTAAACAAGGAAACACCTGACCAATTAAAGAAAAGGGTTCAAGTTGTTTTTAATGATACTACTTACACAAATAGATTAAAGACCGTAATGAGAACCGAGAAGTTAAGAGCTAATAATGCTGGAGCTTTCTCTGGTGCAGAGCAAGCAAAGGAAGCGGGTGTTAATTTACACAAGTATTTACATGTTACAAATGATGATAGAACTACAAATATATGTCATAAGGAAGATAGTAAATACGGCACAAGAGAACAGGCAATTCCGTTAGAAGAAGAGTTCGTAGTTAAGGTTGGAAGCAGTACTTACACTGCATTATACCCACCCTTCCATGTAAATTGCCGTTCTGTTATCAGATTTACACGTGTAAGTGATGTAGAAGAAAAAGCAAAAAGATATGGTCATAAATATATTAGAAGAACAGGAAGTGCTGGTCATTATGAATATGAATATCCGGGTGATAGAAACCCCAGAAAAAGAGAAGACAATATAGTGGAATCACAATCAAATACAGAAACCTTATTCCTTGAGATGTTTCCAACTTATACTGATGTAGATAATAAACTGTTTAATAACGGGAGTTATTGGGATACTACGACTCTTGGTAAAAAGTTAAATATTTCACTAGGAGAACATAAAGAGGGTGGAATGGCATACGGTTTAAAAGTTAGAAGAATAGTCACTGAATTAATTTTTGATAAATACGGAAAACTTGTTGCTAATAATATTAAAGAAATGAAAACAAGTTATGATAGATTTGACAATGATGGGTTAAAAAGAGGTAGGGAGATTGTTAATAGATTGTATGAACTCGGTAAAGGTGGTAAAGAAAATAAATTATGGGATAATTCAAATGAAACAATTACAGAGCACGTGGCATATAGAGAAAAAATAATTAATAATATGCGTACAAATTTAAACAATGATACTAAGGAAATTAATAAAGCTCTAAAATATATGGGGTGGAAGGAAAGGGTTACTAAAGCAGGAAAAAAACAAACCGCTTCTTCTTTAACAAGAGAAGAAATTGTAAGCAAATTAAGAACAGGTACGTTTAAAGGGGTTTCTTATAAGATAAGTCCAACATTTGTTAAAAACTCAGAAGGAATTAAAACTGATGATGATATGAAATTGATATTAAAAAACGTTATAGATTCATTACCAGAAAAAGGTAAAAATGTAATGAGTGAAGGTAAAACGAAATTACATTTTATTACAAGACAAGAAGCTAAAAAGGTAGATTTGGCTGGTGCAATAAGTTCAAGAGCTATGGGATATTATAACCCAAGAACAAAACAGATATTTATTTTTCCACCTAAAGGCGGTTCAACAGGTTCTAATATATCAATAGATAAAATGAAAACAGATGGATATGATGATAAAATAATAAACAGAATAGCTGATGGAAAAAAGACAGATTCAGAAAAATTAATAGCAACAACTGTTCATGAATCTGCACATGCAATGGCATTGAATGACTCAGCCTTACAAGAAAAATATGATAATTTTTTAGCAGATAATAAATTATTTAATCGTGGAATGTTTATGACAAGAGAGGAAATGAAAAAAGCTGATGGGTTTGTTTCTAGATATGCTATGGTTAATACTCATGAAGACTTTGCTGAAACGTTTTCATTTTATGCTATGTATAGGGGGTTTATTAAAGGGTCTATACGTAAGAAAGATACTTGGATTGATGATAATTTAAAAAAGAAATTTGAGTTTATGGAGACAATATGGCAATGAAAATATTATATAAAGGAGAGATTAAAGCAAGTGTGGTAGATGATAAAATAGTTTGGAAAGGATTGGATTTAAACCAAATAATTGAAGATGGAATTATAACATTACAACACGAAACAACTGATGATGATATAGACATAATAATTAAAGTTGACCCATCATTAACACAAAAATTAGTATTCTTAGAGAGTTTAGGGTTTGAAATTATTAAGTAAACAAATTAATGGTTTTAAAAACCATTAAAATTAATTTCAATTATGGAATTAATGCAAGAATTATCCGAAGTAATGAATAATCAATCTGGTTATAGATTTACAACCGATAATATGATATTTTCTACAACAGAATTTAAAGGTGAGAAGCAAGCATATGTAACCGGATATATTTCTGTTCCAGAGATTGATTTATACAATGATATAGTTACTGAAGCCGGATTAAAATCATTATTAACACAAATACAAGAATCAACAATTACAATTGATTATGAACATGAAGCATGGAGAGATGATAATTCTTTATTACCTGTTGCTAAAATTACTGAAGCTAGAGTAGATAAAAAAGGATTATGGGTAAAAGCAGTTCTTAATAAAAATTCACCTAAATATAAAGCACTATGGGGCAGTATTAAGGAAGGATTCGTAAACGCATTTTCTATAGCCTTCCAACCATTGAGAACAGTTGAGAAATCAATTGAAGGTGCAACCGTTAGACTTATTGAAGAATTAAAATTGCTTAATGTAGCATTTACCGGAGCTCCTGTTAATAAGGGAGCAGTAATTAATGACTTTGGAATGAAGTCAGTTATGTTGAAAGCAATTCACGATTCTGAAGAACAAGTAATTGTTCCTAAAAGACTTTTAAATAAATTCATGGAGGCAAAAAATATGAGCGAAGAAGAAAATAAAATTGTGGAAGAAGTAATAGAAGAAGCTGTTAAAGAAGAAGTAGTAGAAGAAGAAGCAAAACCTGAAGTATCAGAGTTAAACCCAGAAATTGTAATAGATGAAAAAGCAATAAAAGAAGCTGAAGAGAAGGCATCAAAAGAAGCTGAACTTGTTGCTGAATTAAAAGCAATGGTAGAAGAACAAGACAAGAAAATCGAAAAACAAGCTGCAGAATTAAAAGCATTAAAAGAAAGCGAAGTTTTCAAAAGTCCAATAACTATTAAACCTGAATTAAAAACAATTGAAGCGAACATTGATATGTTAGGTTTAATTAATTAATATAATTACAAAGGAGGATAAAAAACACATGGCAGGAAATTACGGAGTTACTTTTTTGAACACACCAAATCATACTATTTATAGTAATCCTATGGGTGTAGCAATGAAAGGAGTAGAGTATAGTGGTTCTATTAGTTTAGAATCTCTTAGGACACAACATAACGAAATAGCTATGAAGGCTTTAAGCACCACAGCAGGTGGAGCCGGAACAGCTGGTTATGCAATGGTTCCTATTTTTGTTGACCCTAGAGTGGTTGACCAAACTAGAAAATATACACCTTTAGTTGAATTAGTTCCAAGAGTAACAAACCAAGGAATGTATGCAGATTACAATATTCTTACAGCAAAAGGTGGAGCAGTTACAGCAGTAGAAGATGCAGTTCTAACAGAAACCAATACTACATATGATAGACAATCAACAGCGATTAAATTCATATATGCAGTTGGAAGAGTTACAGGACCAGCAATCGCAGCTATGCCAGCATGGTCATTAGGAGGACTAAGTCCAGCAGGCGGAGCAACAGGTTCATTTAGCGACCAAAATGCTACAAACGCTAAACAAATGGAAGTTCTAGTTAAGACAAGAGAAATAAGAGAAAAACAAGAATCTTTAATTGTTAACGGTGATGCATCAACAACAGCAACCGATTATAGTGGAATAGTGAAGTTAATGGGAGCTACAAATACTGTAGATAAGAATACTTCAGCTTTAGCATTAGAGGATATTGACACAGCAATACAATATGCATTTGATGATGGTGGAAGACCAAATTTAGCAGTTTGTTCTAGTGGAGTTTTCACAGACTTATTAGGACTATTAACAGCAAAGATTGGGTATATGAAATCAAACGACGTGGTATTTTGGGGATTCAGCACTATTGTATTAAATACAATGGTAGGAAAGATTCCAGTTATACCAAGTATGTACTTATCAAATGTTTCAGGAAGCAAAGCAATTTACTTTTTGGATATGAGTGTAGTTGAAATGAGAGTTCTACAAGATTTAACATATGAAGATTTAGCTAAAACTAATGATTCAGAGAAATTTATGTTAAAGATTTACGAATGTTTCTTAATAAAAGCAACTTCATTTTGTTCAAGTATTACTGAAATATCAGCATAAACTTATTTTAATTTATTTTTTTTTATTTTTTAAATATTATCTGGTTTCCAGATAAAGCCAAGGAAAAGGCTCAATAACCGACAAAAACGGAGAACCCAAAAAATGGCAACAAATACAAATGTCACAGCAGGAAGATTAGCAGAACTAGGTGGAGCTACAAATTCTGGTATAAAAATTGGTTTTGTAGATAGTGGAGCAAAAGCTGCTCAAAACGACACATGGACTGTTAAGAATGCTAAAACAGTTTTGGCTGCATTCTTAGTTACAGATGCAGATGGAGTAGCTGACCCAGTTACAATATCAACAAATGTTTTAACATTGACAGGTGCTACAGCTACTGCAGCAAGTGGATTTATAATCTTTAAATAGGTTATCAAAAACATGAATATAATTAAATACACACAGGAGGAAAAAACATGGCAGCAATAACAACAAGTACAATTACAGACCAAATACCAGCATTAGGAAGAAAAGCTATTATGGTGGAAACACCAACAACGGCTGATACTGCAGATACTGTAGCAATTACTTTAGCAGATTATGGGATGTCTACATTCTTAGGAATTTTAGGATTTTCACATGATACTGAAAATAGTATTGTTACAACAGAAGCACCAACTACAGCAGTAAGTGCAGGTGTACTAACAATAACTTTAGGCGGTTCAACAAATTCAGACGCTAAAAGAGTGTATATAGTTTGGGGTAAGTAAACATGCATATAATAGGAATTGCAGAAGGGTATGTAGATGGTATTCAAAGATTTAAGGAATACTTCAACGGTAAAGAATATTGTAAAGGTAAATGCAAAGTTAGAGTTAGGGATATCACACCACTACATTTTAGTTTAAATGAATGTGGTTATGAAGAGTTCTTAGCAGACCTTAAAGCATTTACTCGATATAACCATGATGTAACGTTTGACCCTAATAATAACTTTGGCCATCAGTTAGATACTACATCAGAATTGCATTCCAAATTAGCAAAATATGTTCGTTATATTCGCAAAATATTTAAAATGATAAAACCAATAGAAAAAGACTTAGATAATGTGAAGACATCAAATATTCGTGAAGAGTTAGAAAGCAAAGGATTACATTTTAATAGTGTTTTTCTTCCTATAGGAAAAGTAGCCGACTGGAGAAGAGCAGACGGGAAGGAGGCAGTATGATAGAACAATATTTAAGTACTCCTGACACAATTATATTAGCAGTAATATGCGGTATAGCAATTAAATTTATTCAATTTTTTTATTTTGACAAACAAAACGGAGGTAAAAAATAAATGGCACTAACAACACAAACAGCAGCAATGACTAATTCACATGCTATTGATAGTACCCCAGAATATGAGGTAAGATTAGATGCAGAAGGAAAAGGTTATTTAGCTAAGAAGAAGAAAGCAGTATCTATAGATGAAATCAAATTAATTGTATTAGAACCTAAATCTAAAGATAAATCTAAGAAAAAGAAAATCAAGCGGAGGAAGAAATAATGGTAAATCATTATTGTACTGCTGCAGAAGTTAAAGCTGCAATAAACTACCCTACAACTGGACCAGTTACAGATGCAAATATCTTAGTAAATATTGGTTATGCTGAAGAAGAGATTGAGAATATTTACAAAACTAAATTCGGTAATATAGAAATTACAGGAACAGCTGACGGCGATTATTCAACGACTACTTTATCTGATTCTGGTGAATCATTCACAGCAAATGAATATATTGGTTATGTTGTTTGGATATATGGCGGTGCTGGTTCTGGTGAATATAGTGAAATAACAGCAAATACTACTACTAAATTAACATTTTCTCCGGCATTATCTGTAGCTACAGATGCAACTTCTACTTATAGAATACTTAAATTGGGATATAAATCAGAAACAGTTGACGGAACTGGAAATAAAACAATGTTTCTCAATTATCAACCCTTAATTAATTTAAACTCATTAACTGTTGATTCTACTTCTGTTACACCAAGCACTGTTTATCAATATAATGCTTCAGGTAGATTAGAATTAAGTACTAGTGCAGAAGTTAGTTACTTTGCTAATAATTTACCACAATTAATTGATTTAAAATATTTCTATGGTGTTTATCCAATACCTCAAATCATTAAAAGATTATGCATATGTATAGCAGGAATAAGAACATTAACAGCTCAAATAGCTGGAACATATGATGACTTTACTTCTGTTTCATTGCCCGGTGGATTTACAGGCAGTAAGGGAGAACCATATACAAATATTCAAGCATCATTAAATTTCTTGCAAGGAGAAGCAAGAGGAATAGTTTATGGAACACAAAGTACAGGACAAGTAAGTGGTGATATGAGAACACAACCAAGTTATAGACCATTTGCATTGTTTGGTTAAAAAGGGAGGAAAATATTAAATGACAAATGAAGAAATCGTAAAGGAAGAACCTAAAGTAGAAGAACCTGTAGTAGTAGAGGAACCTGTTAAAGAGGAAGAACCTGCTAAAGTAGAAGAACCTGTAGTAGAAGAACCTGTTAAAGAGGAAGAACCTGTAGTAGAGGAACCTGCTAAAGTAGAAGAACCTACAGTTGTAGTAACTCCATTCGATGCAATTAAATTACATACACAATTATACTAATGGTTCAAAATGTTCTGACTGTTAATGATTTTGATGCAATGTTAGATAATTATGCAGGAAGACAGGTATCACATGCAGTTGTAACAAGAGCAATTTCAAATATGACAGGACAAGAAACTATGTCATATGGAGATGCAAGAACATTAAAAGCTTACTTTGTAAGAACAAGCCAAGCATGGGATTATGAAAAAGCAGGATTTCTAGAGAAAGGACATGCTATAATGTTATCAAAATATGCTGATGGAGTTGCAAAGAATGATAAGATAACAGTCGATGGTGCCGTGTATACGGTTAGGGAGGCATATAATGTTTCAGGTGTATTTGATTCTACCGGTGCTGGTACTGCTTTTGTTTATACTGCCTGTAACTTATTTTTAGACCAATGAGTTATACTGAAGAACAACTCAATAAGTTATTTTGGGGTATTGCTATTGATTTACAAGAAGCTATAAAAGATAAATTGTTATCATTAGGAATTAAATTTACTGGGGCAGGTGTTAGTAGTGTTAGAGTTATAATTAAGGGCAATAAATTAATCATAACTATGAATGATTATTTAGAATATATAGAGTATGGAATGCCTAACCCTACAAGTCCGGAAGAATTAAGAGATTGGGTAGAACAAAAAATACTAAAGACATACAGTGGAAAGAATAAAGAAAGAGCAATAGATAGAATTTCTGAAACATTAGCAAAACATATAACTCTATTTGGTCCAAGGCCTAATCCATTTTTAAGACCTGTATTGCATACACAATTACCTGCTATTATTCAAAATAACATTGACAGATTAAGTTAATGGTTTTATAAATCTATAATTTTATCTATATTTACTATAATGTCTCATAATACTCAAGAGAGTTAGGACGATTAACAACATGGCAACAACATCAATTTATGATATCAAATTAGAATTTGAAAACTGGTTAAGGAATCAAAAAGTAATTTCTATCGGAACTAGGGGAGTAACAACCTCAACCGATACTGGAACATTTTCATCCGCCGGTTCTCATACATTAGCAGTAAATCCTACATTATTAAAAAATGTAAGGTCAGTAGTAGTTGCAGGAATTACATTAGCTTATGGTGATGAATATACTGTTAATTTTGAAACAGGTGTTATTACATTTTCTCCTGTAGTATCAGGAGTATACACAATTATATATGACCAAGGGTCAACAGATAAAATTTATCAAGATTTTCCTCAACCATATTTAAAATTAAATGATTTTCCAAGAGTTGGTTTTGATATAATATCTGGAAATACATCAGAGTTAGGAATAGGTGCTACAACTACACAATCTGAATATATTATATCTATAGTTTGTTATGATAAAAGTCAATCAAATGTAGAGGAAATGATTGCAACACTTAGAAGTTCATTAATAGCCGATAAAAAGAATTTCTATTATATCCCATTTATTACATTAGGAAGTACTGGACCAATGTTAATAACACCATTCGGACAAAATAAAATAGTTCAACGAAACCAAGACGTAATAGTTAAATTCGTATTCGAGAGTTAAAAATGAAAACAAGAAAAATACCAAATTATGAAGATAAAGTTTTATCTAAAGAAGAAAGAATTGCTTTAAAGAAACTACAATGGCAAATCGCTAAAGGAATAATTAAAAGCGTGAAAGGGGGTAAGAAATAAGATGGCACAAAATTACATATCAGGGGGTGAATCAGTTGCCATATATGCATATGAGAATCCTGCACAATGGGCAAATGCAGCAGCATCACATTTAGCATCAGATGAAACATATGTTCCATTTGGACAAGGTGTAGATGTTTCAGTTGCAAGGAATAATAATGCAGAGAGAATTTATGGTGTTGGAGCAAGAAATGCAACAGCAACTATAAATAAACAATATGTAGGAACTGCAACAATTAATGGTGCAGTATCAAATGCGTGGTGGTTATTAGGAATTTTAGGAACAAATACAGACGCAGGAACAACTGGAGCTTATACACATACGTATACCGAAGCAAATAGATTACCAAGTTTCACATTAAAGACTGCCTTTGAATTAGGAACAACAGATGCTCAAAGTATTTTAATTGGTTGTAGAATCAATACATTTACATTAACGGCGGCAGTAAATGAAGCATTAAAGTTTAGTATTGAAGCACCATATAGATATGAAACATTAGGAACAACAGCATCTGCAAACATAGCAGATACAGAACCAATTTTCACATTTGCACATGGGTCAATTGAAATGCCCGACGGAACAACAATTGCAGCAGTTCAATCATTCGAATTAACAATCAATGAAAATTTAGAAGCAGTGTATGGAGTTGGAAGTAGATTCCTAACAGATAATGTTGCAAAGACTAGAGAATATAATTTTAATATGACAGCAGCATTTAATTCACATACAGCATTAATGACATACTTTTTGAATGGAACAAATTCAGCAACTGCACCTACTACAGGGAGCGGAACTGAAATTGCTACACTAGAGTTAACATTTACAAATGACGATGGAGATATACTCGACATCAATTTAACAGGAGTTCATTTGAATGAAGAGACTTTACCACAGAACGTTAATGAGGTTGTAAAGGAAAACGTAACTGGTTGGGCAAGAGCATGTACAAATGTTATTTATACAAATGACATACAATTGGCTCCAGCAGAAGCAAGTAACGTTTAAATCCTATAATTTATTTTTTTAAATTTTTTTAGGTAACAAAAACAATTAAACAGGAGGAAGAACAAATATGGATAAAACCCCAGAGATGAGAATTGAAGACGGAAAAATCGTAGATGAAACTATATCAATTGATATAGTAGTCAATGGCAAAACTGAACAAGTAATTGTAAAGAAACTTAGTTCAGGTGAAGCTGGAAGAATAAGAACAGCACATGTCAAGACAAAATATATAGCAGGGCAGTCATCAATGAACGTTGATGAAAGTGCTTTGAAAGATGCTTTATTATTTGCCGCTATAGTATCTGCACCATTCCCACATGACTTAGAAGGTATAAAGAACTTACCAGATGATGTAAACTCTTATATATTTTTAAGATGGACTGAATTTTCAAATCCGACAGCGTCAAAAAAAGAGTAGTTGTGCAGGCCTTAAAAGGTCAGACCGATAATGAATGGGCTACAAACGAAGCCATGTACGGTTGGTTTGCATACGCTTTTCATTGGACACCTGAACAAGTAGATAAAATTCCATATGATAGATTAACATATATAATGTCTTCCTACCAAGAAATAAAACGAAAGGAGAATCAAAAATAAAATGCCAGAATTTAAAATCGAAGTACCAATAGATGTAAAGAATAAAGGCGGAACTAGTGGAGCAGGTGGAGGATTAGGAGTAGGAAAACTTGCAACCGGAGTAGCTGCAGGAACATTAGCATCTAAAGCATTAGCCACTGTAATGGAGGGTGTTATGAAAATAATGGAACCTTTAGTAAATGTTTTGAAAGCATTATTTATAGTTGTATTCATGCCATTAATGCCTTTAATTATGTCATTAACAGAAGCAGTAGTTGGTGTAATTGACGGATTATTAAAATTATTTTCAGGTGAAATAGATTTTGTTGAATTTGTAAAACAATTCATTGGTCCAGCTATTTTAGCAGTTGCTGGAGCATTATGGGATTTTATTGTAATGATTGCAAAAGCAGCAATACAAATAGGAAATGATATAGGTCAATGGATATATGATTCAATAATTGTTCCAATGGCTGATGCAATTACAGGAGCAATGAATTGGATTGCAGATAAAATAACAGAAGGAGTATTGTGGATTATAAATGCATTACAAATAGGATTATCATTCTTTGCTACATTAGGTTCTGATATTTGGAACTTTATATTATCAGGATTACAATTTATTGCAGACATTGGAGTTAAAATTTGGGATTTCTTCTTATCAGGATTAAGTTTTATAAGTGATTTGGGAGCTAAAATTTGGGCATTTATAAGTAATGCACTAAGTGGGTTAGGCAGTTTTATCAGTGGAATATTTGGAGGACATAGAGCTGAAGGAGGTCCTGTTGCAAGTGGCTCATCATATATAGTTGGAGAACAAGGTCCAGAATTATTTACACCATCAACTTCAGGGAATATAACACCAAATGGCAGTAGTGGCGGAGATAGTATAACAATCAATTTGTCAAACAATAACTTCCAAAGTGAAAGTGACATGAGAAGAATGGTCGATATGATTTCTAGAGAATTACAAAGTAGAAGTAATAGGAGTTTTAGTTAAATGGACAAGAAAACATATGAAGAGTTGAAAGAAATTAAAACATTGTCATTAGCAACAGCATCACTTTTAAGAGATATATTAATAGAATTAAGGAGGTTCAAAAATGGCGACATTAAACGGAATTGATTTAGGGGATGTACAATCTGAAAGACAGAATAAATTTGCTTCGTTGTTTCAACAAAACTTACCAAGACGAGATAGTTCTGTTGCAATACTTTTAGATATTTTTGGAGTTGGAAGAACAATAACTGTTGATGGAATATTAACAGGAGTAGATGCAACCCAAGTTACATTCATTAATGCAATGGAAGCAATCATTGCAGGTACACAATCAGGAGTAACATTTGTTAGCAGTAAAACAGGATTTGCAAATAAGACTGTTTTTATTGATAGTTTTGATTGGAGAGTTGATAAAGCAGATGTATCAAAAATTAGATATACATTAACATTAAAAGAAGGAGCAGCAGTCGCATAATGGGATATTTAAAATCTAAAGTCCAAATTAATGGAACAACAATTTGGGACGATTCAGATGCAGGAGCATTAGACTTATTAATTAATTGGGAATATGAAAGAACTGGTACTAATGAAATATCAGAACTAACACTCAATGTATTAAAATCAATTGATAGCAGTATAACATTAGCAGTCGGTCAAACTGTTTCTGTTTGGAAAGGATTCACTACATCAACTGATACAAAAGTTTTTGAAGGAAGAATTGCACAATTTGAACCAGACGGTGGATTAACAAAAATTACTGCAAAGGATAAATTATGGGATTTAATCAAACTAAATGTTAATAAAGTATATGAAAGTTCTGGACCACAAGCAGGACAAATAAGTGCTATAGCAAAAGACCTAATTGAAACATATGGATTATTGACTTCTGATGAACAAGCTACAGGAACGGGCACAAGTGAAATAATTGCAGAGTTTAGATGTGTTCATACTGACATATTTGAAAGATTAAAAGCTTTAGCTGATGCAGTAAGATACCAGTTTTGGTATGATGCAGTAAATGATACTGTTCATTTTGAACCAGAGGGATATAATGATTCAGCAACAACATTAACTGTTGGGACAGAAATAATAGGTGTACCTAAATGGGCTACTGACACTTCACGGATGGTAAATGATTTAAGAGTTGACGGAGCTGTTAGTTTAACACAGATTAGAAAACCTGTTGGAACTGGAAATGGAATAATCGATACTACGGCAGATTTTGATACAACAAATATTCTATTAGATAAAACACCAGAGAGTGTAGAGTTAATATTAGAAAATGCTAACCCGCCTACAGAAGTTAAGGAAGGTGGAACTAAAGATAGTACAAGTGGAAATTTCTATTATGTTGATAAAGAAAACAAAAAAGTAATGCCTGCAACAGGAACTACCTTTACAGCAGGTCATAGGGCAATAGTTAATTATACTTGGAATGCTCCAGCACCTATACATCAGACAAATCAAGCTAGTATAGATACGTATACAAAGTTTGAAAAACAAATGACATTATCAGATATTCAAACAATAGCTGACGCAGAGGTTCGAACAGCTGATATTTTAGCAAGATTCTCACAGCCCTTTTTAGTTGGAGATTTATTAGTAAAATCTGATTCAACAATTGATGTTAATTTCGGTGACACTGTAACAATTGTTGATAATGTTTCAAGCCCTACAATTAATCAAACATTAGTTGTTACAAAACAAATTATAAAATATCCCGGCAGTTATCAAGAATTAACAGTTGGAGATGAAGCAATTAGATTAGCTGATTGGCAAATAGATGTTCAAAATAGATTAAAAAGAATTGAAGAAAGTTTAAGTTTATCTAATCAAGATTTGATTTTAGAATTAATAGATATTCAACAACAAGTACAAACAACACCAAGATATAGGAAAATACAACAAGCTAATATTGCCGGTGATACATTAATTTGGGGAAGTACAGATTTTGGATTATGGGGAACATTTAAGTGGGGAAGTGCTGCAAATACTAGTTTTGTTTTAGGACATTCGTTAGCTGGAATATTAGGGACAAGTAAATTAGGAAGTCAAACAAGTACACCAGTTGACCATTTTATACAACAATATGAAAATTCATATACAGAAGATTTCATTGATTCTGACTTTGAAGATACAGACGGCACAGCCAGTTGGAGTACTACAGGGTCTGTAACATTTACATCTGGGCAAATAGCATTAAGTTCAAGTATAGATTATAACAATGGAACAATCACAACTGCGACTTTAACATCAACAGAAACTAGCGGAAGTTTTGATTATGAGATGACAGCGGATGGTGGCTCAAATTGGGAGTCTGTAACATCGGGGGCTGCACACACATTCACAAATACTGGAACTGATTTAAGATGGAGAGCAACAGAAAATGCGGCAAGTACTGGAGAAATAAGTAAAATTGAGGTAACTTCATATCATTAATGGTTTTAAAAAACCAAAGTGATAAATAATATTAATATGGCAACTGGACAGATAATCACGACAAGTGGAAAGAAAATAATGCTTAATAGGACATTTTTAGCAACACCAACAATTACGGCACCCTCTAGATTTAAAGTTGGAACTGGAACTACTACACCGGCTGTCGGAAATACTGATTTAGTTACACCTGTAAATATCAATGGGACAGCATTTAAAAACTTTGTAAGTGGTTATCCTACACTAGACACAACTAATGTTCAAGCAACAATAAGATGTTTTATAAATTCATTAGAAGCAAACGGAAATACATTAACAGAGTTTGGAATAGTAAACACCGACGGAACACCATTAATGTTTAGTAGGTCAGTATTCACAGCAATAAGTAAAACATCAAGCAATGAAATAACTTTCATTGAAAAGGATAAAATAATATAAAATGACAATAACAAATGGACAAGTAGCAGATGCCGACGAAGTGTTACAGATTACAAAAATTGAGGAGATTTATTCAGGTGCTGGGTTTGACTGTACTCTCGGGGTTACTGGGTCTTATGAAATGACTGCAATATCTGCAACAAAATTAGTGAACGCAAGTTATATTAATATTTCTATAACTGGACATGCTAGTGCAGGTTATGGTGGAACACCGGGTGGAGCAACAGTTCAAGTAAAAGCACAAATAAAAGAAACTGGCGGTGCTTATGGTGATGTTGTGGCATATAAAACAATGGCCTACAGTGGTGTTGGTGGAGAAAGTAATCAAAGTTCTCAAACATATAATATAATAGCCACAGTGACTGCTGGAATGAAAACTAATGGATGTCAAGTTAAAGTTTTTAGTACAGGCAGTGGCGGTGCAGGAAGTACAGCATCCTTTACAAATATTCAAACATTTTTGGAGGTTAAACCATAATGGCAGTTGAAGGTGAATTCCCAAAAGTAGATGGAGATGTTTTATATGCAAGCGAAATTAATAGTTTTAAACGAAGTATAAATCAAATTTATACCGCTACTGGTTTTGATAGTGCTATTGGACCAAGTGCAGCAGCAGGAAATGACGAATCAAGTGTAGAATTAACTGCAATAACTGCAGCAGACCTTGTTGGAAAATTATACTTAAAAATATCTGTTTTAGGAAGTACTTCAATGAGTGCAGTCGGTAGCCAGACAGGTGTAATTGAATTAAAAATTCAAGTTAAAGAAACAGGTGGTGCTTATGGAGATGTTCTAGCATATATTGATATAAATAGTAAAGATGTTGCAGGTGGACAGGTGGAGCAAAAGGCAATGGCTAGTCATTTAACATATCTTCATACACTAACAGCGGGACAATTAACTAATGGGGTTCAAGTTAAGATGTTTAGTAAATCTACAATCTCAAATAATAGTGCAAGTGATTGGGCACGTTTTACAAATGTTCAAACAGTAATTGAATTAATTAATTAAAATGAACTATATAAAATCAGAATTTTTAAAACTTGCACCAATTTGTTTATTTTTAATCGTATCTTTTAATTATAAAATAGGATTAATATTATCAGGATTATTTTTATTAGCAGAACATATGTACTCGTATGGAAGATGGGATATTAAGGATATTCTTGGACATGAGAATTTAGGAATAGTTCTTTTATTAATAGGTTTATATCTAAACAATAATTATCACGGAATGATTTATTCATTAATCATATATTTAGCTTTTTCAAATTATAAATGGACAAGTAAATTAACACCTTTACAATATGCTAAAAGCAAGATTATAAATGGTTTTAAAAACAAATAAATTTAATAATATAACATAGGAGACAGCATAGACTCCTATCACCGTAAAAAAAACTAAAATGGCACAGAGAAAAAACGTAAACGACAGA